AGTCAGGCTAGCTACGAAGCGCACGACCGTCAGTTCATCGACTACTCTATGCTCGACAACTCTCGTACCGGCAAGGCTGGTGAGGCTGACATCATCATCGGCATCGGCAAGACCGGAGCGAGTGACGTGACAAACACGGTACGCCACATCTGCATCTCGAAGAACAAGATCAACGGCTATCACGATATGATCAATGCGAACATCGACGTACATCGCGGGGTGTACTACTGATGAACGTACTCACCTTCGACGTAGAGACGACGCACGTGGAGAAGCCGAGTGGGGGCTACACACCCCTGCCGTACTTCGGCAACCGCTTGGTCTCTATCGGGTACAAGTGGTTGGTCAGTGGTGTAGACTACGACTGCTACTATCATTCGACTGAACCCCCGACACAAGCTGCTGCTGAGAAGTTTCAGCTTGCACTCAATCACGCTGACGTACTCGTAGGTCAGAATATCAAGTTCGACTTGCAGTGGATACGCGAGTGTGGTTTTACTTATGACGGAGACATCTATGATACGATGGTTGCTGAATATATACTTTCGAAGGCACGGCGTTGGCCTCTCGGACTTGCTGCTCTTGCAAGGAAGTATGGTGTCACCCAAAAAGAGACGGACCTTATTGCGCCGTATCTTGAGGCGGGCAAAACCTTTTACGACATCCCGTGGGACATCCTACGAGAATACGGAATAGCGGACGTGAAAGCTACGGAAGAGATAGCACTTAAACAGCTAGACGCCTTTGGCGTAACATTCGAGGAGTTGTTCGATGGAAAAGGGACTCGTACCCACACTGAAGCTGTCACTTGAGATGACAGACGTGCTTGCCCGCACAGAGCAGGTAGGCTTGAAGATAAACTTAGACACGCTCGACGAAATCGAGAAAATGTACACAGAGGAGTTAACGGCCCTAGAAGCTCGTCTGAGCGACTTGGCGCGTGAGGCTATGGGGGATACCCCGATTAGCCTGACAAGCCCTGATGACCGCTCTATGCTCCTCTATTCGCGTAAAGTGAAAGACAAGGGGGATTGGTCCCGCACATTTAACTTAGGCATGGAGAGGCGGGGTGCAACGATGAAACCCAAGCAGCGCACACGCATGTCTCAAAAAGAATTCAATCAAACGGTGCGCCGTATGACGGACATAGTGTACAAGACGCGCGCCGAGAAGTGTACGTCGTGCAACGGTCACGGGCGTACCCGTGTCGTTAAGAAGGATGGTACACTCGGCAAGGCCGTGCGTGTTTGCAAGCGGTGTGGCGGCAAGGGTATTCTTTACGTACCCACGAGTGAAGTTGCCGGTTTTAAGATATCACCACGCGACTCGTACGACGTGGCGTCTGCCGGTTTTCGTACGGACAAGGAGACACTCGACGTGCGTTCGTCGGAATTGTCTGGTGACGCACACGAGTTCGTAAACGGGTACGTTCGTTTCAATGCCCTGCGTACGTATCTCAACACTTTTGTGGAGGGGATAAAAAACAATGTCGATGACCACGGCTTCATACATCCGGAATTTATGCAATGTGTTACGGCGACGGGTCGCCTTTCGAGCCGCAATCCTAACTTTCAAAATATGCCACGTGGAAATACCTTCGCTATACGCAAGGTGGTCGAGAGTCGTTTCGAGAACGGTCTCATCATGGAAGGGGATTACTCGCAACTAGAGTTTCGTGTTGCCGGATTTCTTGCGAAGGACGCGCAGGCATACATCGACGTACGAGAGGGTACCGACGTACACAGCTACACAGCATCTGTCATAGGCTGCTCACGACAAGAGGCAAAGGCACACACCTTCAAGCCTCTCTACGGTGGCACCACGGGCACGGACGCGCAGCAACGTTACTATCGTGCGTTCAAAGAAAAGTACGAGGGTGTGACTGAGTGGCACGACGTATTGCAGCGTACGGCTGTGGAGAAGCGGGTGATCACCCTGCCGTCTGGTCGGGAGTACGCTTTCCCCGACGCACGTTGGACACGGTTCGGTACGGCAACGCACCGTACCGCGATCTGCAACTACCCCGTGCAAGGGTTTGCTACGGCGGACCTGTTGCCCATCGCACTTGTAACCCTAGAAAGAAGCGTACGCGATGCCGGTATCAAGAGTGTTATCTGTAATACGGTCCACGACTCTATCGTTATGGACGTACACCCAGACGAAAAAAATATTTGTGTTGACCTCATGAGACATGCCATGTTGTCATTACCCTTTGAAACTATTCGACGTTACGGCGTTGCGTACGACATGCCTGTAGGAATAGAGATCAAAGCAGGTAAAAATTGGCTTGACTTACACGAAGTAGAAGTGTAAGATTGCTTTTACCGACTATCCAAACCGTGAAGGAGTAAAGGAAATGGATGGAACTCAGCTAGTAGAAATGAATAACGATATGGACGCTCTCGTCGCCGCTCTTCAGAGTGACGACACCGAACAACTTATGAAGCTCACCGGACAGGGTGAGGGTGGTGGTGACCGCATGGGTCTACCCCGCTTGAGCATCAATTATGACCAAGAGTCAGATGAGGGTCATGCGCTAACACGTGGCGACTGGAAAATTTTTATTGACGGTGAGTTTTTGTACGCGCCGGAAGTAACTATTCAAGCAATTTTCCGCATGTACGAATACTCTATGTGGGACGCAGAGGCAAACGAGGGGCGTGGTGGCTTCTCGTGTAAGTCTGTGCAGCGTCCTAAGTTTGACGGCGCGTTCCCCGATACAGAGGGTGGAAACAAGTGCGGACGCCTAACACGCCAAGAAGAAGAGAAGCTTAGTGATCAAGACCCGGCTTACCTCAAAAGTCGTGCCGTGATTTGCAATCAGGTGATTTACGGCACTATCAGCGGTAAGTTCAAGACCGACGCCGGTAAAGAGGTTGAGATCAACAAGAAGCCTATGGTTGCGTACTTCAAGAAGTCAGGTTTTAAGCCGATGTCTGACTTTATAAGTGGCCTTTCAAATCAGAAGAAGATCATGGCGCACTGTGAGATTCTTCTGCGTACCCACAAAAACAAAAAGGGCAGTGTCACGTACTGGACTCCGGTACCAACTCTGTCTGGTGTTGTGGGATTATCAGAGGACGACAAGCAGTTGGCGGCTAAGTTCGATCAGACTGTACGTGGTCACAATGAAGTAGTCATTCGGGAGTTCAAAGAGGCGCAGAAGCTCATCATGTCAGAGGACGACTCTGACTTGGCGATGGACTTCGCAAATGCTTCTTGATATCCAAGACTACATGACAAAAGCAATTCGGGGGGACGTAAAAGTCTCCCCGGATAACTTAAAGTTATTTGTTGAAGAATGCCGTGCGGCCATCGATAAACAACTCGGTGGTCGTAAGCGTGAATATAGAATACGTATGTCCGGCTTGGGCAAGCCTCTGTGTCAGCAAGTCTTGGATAAGTTTGGAATCGAAGAGACGATGGAATACAACAGTATCTCTCGTTTCGCATTCGGTGACTTAACAGAAGCCCTGCTCATGCTCATCATGCGTGAGGCCGGTATCGACATCGTAGACTTCCAGAAAGAGGTCGAGCTAGACATAGCAGGTGTCAACCTCAAGGGTACGCTCGACGTTATCATACGCGGCACTGACGGCGTAGAGCGCGTGTGGGATATCAAGTCAGCAAGTGACTGGGCGTTCAAGAATAAATTTACGGGTAGGGGTGGTTACGATCACATCAAGGATGATGACCCGTTCGGGTACGTCATGCAGGGTCACCTCTACGGTGAGGCTACCGGCTTAGACTTTGGTGGCTGGATTGTGATCAATAAGTCGAGCGGTCAAGTAGCTATCGTTGAAGCGTACGACTGGACCGGAGACGACAGAAAAAAATATCTCAAGGACGCGGCAGATCGTATACGATTTATAACCGACCCTAACGTGAAAGCGTTCAAACCGTTTCCTGACGAGTTCGAAACGTACAAGCGAAAGGGTGAGGTCATTCGTACGGGTAACAAGGTGTTACCGAAAGAGTGCGGCCTGTGCGGGTTTAGGGAACATTGCTGGCCTAAAGCCGTGCTACATGATAGAGTTACATCGCAGGCCAAGTCTCCACCGAAAGTGTGGTACTCACGACTCAAGACAAAGGAGCTATGATGTGCCGTACATTTTTATTCGAGACTACGATCTCGACCTCTTAGAACTCAACAAAGATTTACATCACGTGTACGTGGAGTCTCACGTCGGGGCAGGTGGGGAGCGGAAGACTGTATTCCTGCGACAGAATAGTCGTGCCCTACCCTTAACGTTACGTGAAAATTTTAGCGAATCCGGTACGCTCTCTTCTCAGACAGAGGTGCGTGATATTACAACCGTAGAGGCGGAAATACAAAAGATTAGCCGTCTTGCAAACTCTGGAGTAAATGTATGCGTCCCACTGATTCGCTTGACAAACGAATTCTCAACTTTGGAACGCCTGTCGCCAAAGGTGGCAGGGTACATCCTAAAAAGACTAGCATCCGTAGGAATGCGTCTATGAAAAAAAGTTCGGCAGCTAAAGCGGGTTTCCGCTCTAACTTCGAATTAACACTAGCCCGCTCCTTGTCGGATAAGGGTATCGACTACGAGTACGAGTCGCAGCGTTTTACGTACGTGCCTAAACCACGAACGTACACACCCGACTTTTATTTAACTAAAACAGATATATACGTTGAGGCAAAGGGTCACCTCGACAAGGGGGATCGTATGAAGATGCTCCTCGTCAAGGAGCAACATCCGGACCTCGACATACGTTTTGTGTTTCTTCGGGCACACAATAAAATATACAAAGGTTCTAAAACCACGTACGGTGCGTGGGCCGACAGACACGGGTTCGAGTGGGCAGAGGGTTCAATCCCAGAGGAGTGGTTAAAAGATGACAACAATCGATGATCAAGAATTTGAAAAAGCCACCCTCATGCCAAACAGGTGGTACATCATACTGCGTAAGATCGACGAGGAAAGCTTCCACGTGTCTGCGTACGATACCACAACCGAAGAGGATGAGGAGTTCTACGAGGCCGGTACAGTCGTGACGAATGGCATCATGGAACTCTTGGAGTCGGATTTTGATAGAGTCATGGAGGCGGGTTTGGCCCGTCTGGCATTCTTAAATATCAAGGAAAAGATAGAAGAGGATGTAGATGCCCCTACCGTCAGGCATGAAGACGGAACGAACATAGTCAAGATAGATTTTGGTAAGACACAATGATCAAAGAGAACTGGAACATAAACAATTATCAGATGAAGGCACGTGAGTTTGCCATCTATCCAGAACGTATGAAGATCACCTATCCTGCTTTGGGTCTTGCCGGTGAGGCAGGAGAGGTGGCAGACAAGGTGAAGAAAATAATTCGAGACGGCAGAGACGACGCTGAGTATCGCAACGAGATTGCGAAAGAGATCGGTGACGTACTCTGGTATTGTGCTACACTCGCGGACGATCTAGGATATTCTTTACAGCAGATTGCAGAGATGAACATATACAAGCTACGAGCGCGTAGGGCTATGGGCAAGCTGCAGGGTGATGGAGATAATAGATGAGACACGAGGAATACATGCGTATACGCAACGAGGATTACTTGGGGGAGAAAAGCAAGGATGCCGATAACGTCAACCACCCGCCACACTACAATCAGGCAGGTATCGAATGCCTCGACGCAATCGCAGCGGCGACAGGCGACGGCTTCGAACACTACCTACAAGGAAACATCCTCAAGTACCTCTGGCGGTATCGGTACAAAAACGGACTCGAAGACCTCAAGAAAGCCCAGTTCTACTTAAATAAACTCATCACAACAAAGGAAGATAATCATGAATAACATGATGCCCACACCCTACCAGCAATTCATCCACAAGTCCCGTTACGCCCGCTGGCTCGACACCGAACAGCGTCGAGAGAACTGGGACGAGACCGTGTACCGATATACAAACTTCATGCGTAATCATGTCAAACGCAAACATGATTTCGACATCTCCGATACTGATCTGTTCGACATTGAGCAAGCTATTATCGGTCAAGAGATTATGCCTTCTATGCGGGGTATGATGACTGCGGGTCCGGCCCTAGAGCGGGACAATATCTGTGGCTACAACTGCAGCTACATCCCTGTGGACAGCCCTCGTTCGTTTGACGAGTGCATGTACATTTTGATGTGCGGCACGGGTGTAGGCTTCTCTGTTGAACGTGAGAACGTAGACAAGTTGCCTATTGTCAGCGATGCGATGCACGACACAGATACCGTGATCAAGGTGGGTGACTCCAAGCCGGGATGGGCAAAGTCTCTTCGTGACCTCACCGCTCTTCTTTACGCCGGTCAAATTCCGAAGTGGGACTTGTCTGCCATACGCCCAGCTGGTGCGCGTCTAAAGACGATGGGTGGACGTGCGTCCGGGCCGAAGCCTCTCAATGATCTGTTCGTGTTTACTGTGAAGTTGTTTAAAAAGGCACAGGGTCGTCGCCTCTTCCCGATTGAGTGTCACGACTTGATGTGTAAGGTAGGCGAGGTTGTTGTGGTAGGTGGCGTACGCCGCTCTGCTCTGATTTCACTGTCGAACCTAAGTGACGAACAGATGCGCCACGCCAAGACGGGTGAGTGGTACGACGAACCCGAACGCGGCATCTTTCGTGACGGTCAGCGTGGACTCGCTAACAACTCCGTAGCTTACAAGGGTAAGCCAGAAATAGGTATGTTTATGCGTGAGTGGCTGGCCCTTTACGACTCGAAGACAGGAGAGCGAGGTATCTTCAACCGTGAGGCTGCAGACGTACAGGTAGGCCGTAACGGACGCCGTGAACAGGGACACATGTGGGGCACCAACCCCTGTTCCGAGATCATCTTGCGTCCGTATCAGTTTTGCAACCTGTCGGAGGTTGTCGTACGTGAAACCGATACGCTCGACTCGTTGAAGCGGAAGGTGCGCCTCGCTACGATCTTGGGCACCCTACAGTCAACCCTAACCGATTTTAAGTATCTGAGGAAAGTATGGCGGGACAACACAGAAGAAGAACGCCTCTTGGGCGTATCCTTGACTGGTATCATGGATCACTCGATTTTATCAAAGACCGTCGATTCCCCTCGTTGGCTCGAAGAAATGAAACAAGTCGCTATCGATACCAATCAACAGTATGCCCAGATGCTAGGAATCCCACAATCCGCTGCCATTACGTGTGTCAAGCCGTCGGGTACTGTGTCTCAACTAGTGGACGCCGCAAGTGGGATTCACGCCCGCCACAATGATTATTACATCCGTACGGTGCGCGGCGACAACAAAGACCCCCTGACTCAATTTCTCAAGGAACAGGGCGTGTACAGCGAGGCAGATGTCACTAAGCCCGACGACACGACTGTGTTTTCATTTGCAATGAAAGCTCCTGATGGTGCCGTCACACGAGATGCAATGACCGCAGTTGAACAGCTAGAACTCTGGAAAACGTACGCCACACATTGGTGTGAGCATAAACCGTCTGTTACAATTTCCGTGAAGGAACACGAGTGGATGCAGGTGGGTTCGTGGATATACGACAACTT